GAACACGGTAAATTGCCGATGTTGTTTAATTTACCGTTTGCAACCAGAGGCGTTTATGTAGTAAAAAGCACGCCATTTTTAAAAATGATAAACTTTTAGCATGGGAGGTTGCTATGCAAACAGATATTACATTAAACGCATCAGTAAGCAATAAAAAGAATACCGTTTACGGCTGGGGTAATGTTACCAAGCAATACGGCGTTCCTGTTATTGATAGCAAGGGCGGATATATCCCTTTTGATGTTTTAGCAAAAGCGGTTAAGCAATTTACCGAAGAGTCGGGACGTGTGCAATTACAACATGAATCGTTAGACGCTCCTGTGCGTGGCAAAATTGTACAGTCTTTTATGCTAAACACTGAAATTGCTAGAAGTATGGGTATTGATACCTGTACAGAGGGTTGGATGGTTGAAATTGAAGTAGAAGACGAAACAGCATGGGAGGTTGTGCAAACAGGATGTATTAACGGATTAAGCCTTGGCGGAACAATGCAGATTGTATCTAGCGAACAAGAGTTAGAACGTGCATTGGAAGACCCGAACGCCGAGCCACAAGACGTACGGCTTGTAACCAATTTAGTTATCAACGAACTTAGCTTAGTGGTTGCTCCTGCAAACCCATTAAGCACGGTTTCATTAGTTACTCAACTGTCATCGGAGGATACTATGACGGCAACAAAAGAGCAATTACAACGCATTGAGGAGCTTGAAGCCAAGTTGTCCGCCTTGCAAGCTAGCAATGAAACGCTAGTAAAAGAAAAAGAAGCGATTGCCTTACAACTTTCTGAATTAGAAAAAAAGGCAGAAGCAAAACCAGAACCAGAGCCAACGCCTGTTACTGTTGAAACGGTATTAAGTGCATTAGATGCAAAAAGTGCGGTTATTGTACAGGAATTAGCAGAAGCTAAGGTAAAAGCAGAGCGTGAAGTTGGGGAGCTAAAAGTACAGCTTGAGGCTATCCAAACATCCCAACGCAAGGCAGAAATTGAAACACAACTATCTGAAATTACTTTATCGGATGAAGTAAAAGCAGAGTTGTTGCCTGTTTTATTGGCTAGCGGTAAAGGTAACGACGTAATTGTTAGTGCCTTAAAAGCGATGCAGGATAAAGTAGACAAGGTGGCTATTTCTTTGGGTGCAAAACCTAAAAGTAAGATGGCTTGTTCTGCTGATTCTGACGCAGATGAAATGCCGTTAGCTGGTGGTAAAAAGAAAAAAGTTGATTATGAAAAAGCATTAAAAGCTGAAAAAGAAAAAGCATTAAAAGCTCAAGGAGGCGTTTAATTATGGCACCTATTTTAAAAGGCAGTGGGCATACCTATTCATTCCCTGCTACTACTTCTATTGCAGAGGCAGATGTGGGTAAATTCCTTGTTCTATCTAGTGGTGCAGTGGCAGTAGCTGGTACTGCTGGTGCAGATGCTGTTGGGGTTGCGTTGCATCCTACATTGGCAACTGGTGGGCAGGCTTTAGTTCAGATTAACGGTGTTATTGAAGTTCAAGCTGGTGGTACTATTACCGCTGGGCAAAGAGTCGGTTCAAATAACGCTGGTTTAGCGATTGTTGCCACTACTGGTCATCGCATCTTAGGCAGAGCTTTAACGGCTGGTGCTTCGGGTGGTAGAGTTACAATTTTACTGGACTGCATCGCAGACTCCGTAGTTTAATAAGGGAGAGTTTTAATGAACGCATCACTTACTTATAGTCCTATTTTAACTCAAGCATCTGCCGATTATTTAATCGAGCAAGATAGTTTGAGAGTATTAAATGTTATTCCCACTATGGAAGTTTCAACTGCATTAGGTGCTTTTTTAAAACAGAACATCGCTGAAACACGGCGTGTTGAATTAAAAGATATGGCATTTAATGAAGACATTTTGGGTTCAGTGCCTGATACAACTCCTGTTGCTTATCAATTAAACTCATTAACAAAACGTTTTGATATTAACGGAGTAGAAGCGGATGCACTTGGTAATTTAATGTTTAACAATGCTTCGCCTGAACAAGTAGAATTAGGATACGCTCGGTCTGCTTCTACGATTGTTGCCCAAAAAATTCTACGCAAAATGGGTGATACATTTTTAAATCCTTCTTTGTATCCTGCTGGGAATAAAAGTACTATTGATTGGTCTAACGTTTCTACTGCAACACCTGTTACCAACATTATTGCCTATAAACGTGCTGTTAAAAAAGAAAGTGGCTATAAAGCAAATACTGCAATTATGACAGGTGAAGTTTTTGATAGACTCATTAACAACCTTGAAGTTAAATCTAACTTTGCTGGTGGTAGTGTAGGTCTTGGCGAAGGTATGAACGGCTTAGTTGATGAGCAACGTTTAGCTATTGCGTTAGGGTTAAAAAATGTTATTGTAGTAGATGCTACTTGGAACACTGGTGCAACTGGTGCAACAGCATCTAACACTAACGTTGTTTCTAGTGGTCAATACTTTTTATTAGCACACTTGAGTGATACTAATATTGTTGGTAATACAGTAGCAAATACATTGGGTGTAGGACTATTTAAAAATGCCCCTGCATTATCGGGAAGTCGTATCGATAGCGGTTATAGTAATGGCTTAACTGCATCTATTCCATTTCCAATTAGTATTCGTAAATCTTACGACCCTAATAAAACGGGTTATGGTCAAGATTCTATTATTGCAGAAGCAGTAATGGGTTATCAACTAGTATACCCAGAGTTTGGGTATTTAGCCACTGTTACTGTTTAGTTTATCCTTAAATAAAAGGGGGTGTAATGCCCCCTTTTGGAGTTTATATGGATTTTAAAGCTCAATTCCAAGCAAAGGTTACGGACACATTCAACCAAGCTAACGCTATTTATGCCCTAGGTGTTGATGAGATGTTTAACAAAATCATTGAAGAAACGCCAGTGGATACAGGGTTTGCTCGTGCGTCATGGTGGAAGAGTATTAACGAAATAGGTAGTCATCCATCCCCCCCTATAGCTGTTGAAAAGGGGCAATCAGTAGCAGAAGCCCCACAGATAGGCACGCAATTAGCCAAGATTACACTTAAAGATAGGGTTTATTTATCTACGGCGTGTGAGTATATGACTAAAATCGAATATGGTTACTCTCGAAAGCATGGTAAAACAGGGTGGATACGAGTTATTGTTAAACAAGCTGGTGAATACTTTAAACAGTCAAGAGTTATTGTAAAAAACAAAGGGATTCAATAATGGCAGTTAATTTTAAAGAGCTAACACGGCAATTTGACTTAAGGTTAGAACAAACCGTTTTAGCCTCAAGCAAGCCAACAACGTTTATTCAATACCCTAACTTGTCATATGGCAATACTACACTTTCGACACCATTTATTAAAGCGACATTAAAAACAGGTATTGTTCAATCTGCTACTTTAGGGCGTGATGGTAAAAACGAAGTATACGGCGTTTATTTTGTTAATCTGTTTAGTGCTTTAAACACCCATATTAACAGCAATTTGGATTTTGCACAGGAGATACTCGACGGCTTCCCCAAAGGTGAAAAGTTGTCGTTTGGTAATAATGATATAATTTTAAGAGTTGGAAGCATTGACACAGGGTTAGAAGCAGAAGGTTTTTATCTAACCCCTATATCAATCCCATTTACCGCATACATGGAGGTTTAAAAAATGCCTGTTTCTCAAGGTTCTAATTTTTCAGTCGGGATTCAAGAGGAAGTTACTTACGGTGTAGCTCCTGTATCCCCTGCATTGGTTGAATTAAACGTTACCCCTACATTCAACATATCCCCCACTAAAACGTTGCTAGAAAGCGATGCGTTTAGTGTTACAGGGCAGAGATTGTTTCAACGCCACGGTAACAAAAACGTTGCTGGGGAGATTGCGTTTGATTTTGCCCCTACTGATTTTGATGTGATTCTACAAGGTGTAATGAACAACGCTTTTTCCTCTGGTGTTTTGAAACACGGCACAGGGTTAAAAAGCTATCACTTAGAAGCACGTTATACTGATGTTGGGCAATATGGATTGTATAAAGGGCTTGTGTTTAACCAAGTTTCTTTAAATATCGGCTTGGATGCTATTATTAAAGGGTCGGGTAGTGTTATTGCAAAGGATGTGGTGTATTCTACAACTTCTTTTGATGCTTCCTTAACTGCATCTGCAAAGAATGCCCCTTATACTGGCTTTGAAGCCACAGTGGCATGGAATGGTAGCAACTTAAAAGCAACTGCAATAACTCTTACGATTAACAATAATTTATCGTCTAACTTTACACTTGGTGCTAATACATTGGATAGCATTTCTAAAGGGTTTATTGGCGTTGAGGGTACTTTTGAAACTTATTTTGAAAATAGAACAACCCTTGATGCGTTTTTGAATGAAACTGAAGGTGATTTGGTTATTACTGTAGATAACGGCACTGTTTCGTATGAATTTGCTATGCTTAAAACAAAATTAAATTCAGCTGAATTGTCAGTAGGTGGGCAAACTGCTATAATGGTTAGTAGTTCATTTAAATCTACTTATGATTCAACCGAAGCAACTACATTAAAAATTACAAAAGCCTAAGAGGATTATTTATGCGTATTGTTGGATTAAATTTTAAGAATGAGCCTATTGTATTTTCCCCAACGCTTGAGGACGGTACTGTTTTAGATAGTATCCGTATTGCGATTGCTCCTAAAACGGATTCTGTTAAGTGGGGTAATTTAGCTAAAAAAACGAAACAGGTTGGTGCATATTCTGAATACCTAGGTAGCCAAAGAGAACAACTAGCGGATAAGAAACTCTCGTTTGAGGAGTTCTGCACGTCTGCTGGTGATTTAGATACAGACAAGGTATACTTTCAATCTATTAAAGAAGTAGTAGAATATGTAGAAGTTGATACGCTCGATGGGGAAGGTAAAACCGTTGTTGAACGGTTTAGTTTTGAATTATTAGAGCAATGGGTAGAAGACCCTACGTTTAACTTTGTGTTAGCACAGCTTGTGGGCTTTGTTGGTGAACAGTCTAATTTTTTGCAACAGCCAACAGTAACTACGAAAAAGAAATAATACAATACGGTAAGTGGTTGCATGGGTTACGGCAAAAATCTAGCCCTAAATCACCGCACACTATCGGGCAAGCGTTACATTCCATTTGGCAACGGTCGGGGGTTATGCCGAAAGAGCTAACCCCTCCCCCTTGCCTTTATAGTTACTTGTTTGAGTATCACGAAGAAATAGCAATACATGGGCGTGATTACGGCATGGGGGTAGCTCCGATTAAATGGAGTGAGTTATTGGCGTACAATACCATGTTTGGCGGTAAATTAAACCATTTGGAATTAAGCCTTATAATGAAGATAGACCGTACTATGCTTGAACTGGAGAATGAAACAAAATGATGATGGCAGACAATCCAAAAATCAGTATTGAAGTTTCAGCCACTGGTGTAAATGCGGTTACAACGGCTTTAAATAGTGTTCAAACTGCTGGGGTATCTGCTGAACAAGCATTGGCTAATTTTTTTAAAGTACTTAATGAGAACCAAGGTAAGCCTACTAAAGCTATTAAAGAGCAATCTACAGTCGCTAACGCAACCGTTGAAGCGGTTAATAAGGTTGCTACTGCACAAGAAAAACAGGCAAGCAAGCAAAATGTAACGGTTAAAAAAGTACAAGAACAAGAACAAGCAATAAAATCTACATTGGCTTCTTTGAACGCCGTTAATTTTGATAAAATTTTTAATGATAAAAAAGTTAGTAGCTTTGTTGAGGTTAGCAAAGCTAAATTAAAAGATTTGGCTTCTTTTGAGTACAAACCTAAGATAGATAAGTCTCTCCCTATTGATGTTTCACACAGTAAAAATCTGGAGAAGGCATTATCAGCATTTGCCGAAGAAACAAAATTATTGCATGAACAACAAACCCTGCAAAGTGCGTTACAGCAGATGGAGCAACGCACAACAGCAGAATTGCAAAAGCAGAATTTAGAACGTGCCAAGTTCCTAAAAATTGGCAACGCTCCTATTGAGCAAAAAAAAGCAATAACTGCTCAAACATTAAAAGAGGAACAATCCTTACAAGATGCTTTATTAAAATTAGAACAACGTAAATTAGAAGAATCAGTTAAAGCATCAACACAACGTCAAAAATCTTTAAGCCTAGGGCAGGCTATAATTGGGCAAGAAAAAAAAGCATTGCAAGAAGAGCAGTCTTTACAAAATGCGTTGTATCAAATGGAACAACGTAAGTTTGAAAAAATAGGAGATTATGTAAAAGAACAACAAAAATCGCTAGAGCTTGGTAAAAAGCAACTTGAGCAATTTTCTAAACAGGTTACAAAAACCATACCTAAAGCACCGCCAATTGTTGATAACTCAAAAGCATTAAAAGAGTTTAGCGAGTTTTTTAATCCACAGTTTGACCCTTACGCTCAATACAACAGAAAAAGTAAAGGGCAATTATTGCGTGAGCAACAAGCTACTAAAATTGATGTTGAGATTGAACCTAAATCAATTAAAAAAGCTGGTGATGATATTGAGAAGCTATTTAAAAAAGCAAAAGAAACCAAAATACAACCAGTTGTAGAACCCAAACTTAAACCAAAAAGAATAGAAAGTGAATTTAAACAATTCACTAATAAACTTGCTAATTTAGCTACAATTTACATTACGCTTGATACTGGTAAGCGTCTCATCAATATGGCAGATGAATATCGCTTACTGCAAAATAACGTTAAGCTAGTAACAAGAGACCATAACGAATACGAAAAAAGCCTACAATCTATAACGAAAACATCTGAAAAAGCAGGGTTGAAAATAAATCAATCGGCAAGTATTTATTCAAGATTTGCTATTGAATTATCTAAGATGGGTAAAAACAATGCTGAAACAAATAAGTTTTTTGAAACAACTGTAAAACTTGGTAGTATTGGTTCTTCTAGTGTGTCATCTATGAATGCAGCACTTACGCAATTAGGGCAGTCGTTGGGTGGTGTTGTACAAGCGGACGAGTTTCGTTCAATTCGTGAACAAGCTCCGTTAATTGCAAACGCTTTACTTGAATACTACGGTAAAATAAAAAACGGTGCAAAGGGTGCGGCAATATCCCAAGGTGAATTGCAGAAAATGTTTAAAGATGGTGCTGTTAAGTCCATCGATTTGTATAATGCCATTATCGCAAAAACACAATTAGCAGAGGATGTGTTTAATCGGTTGCCTGTTAGTGTGGAGCGTAGTTTTAATGCCCTTCAAAATACGTTTGCTAAAACTTTTACACAACTGGATAATACTTTAGGTATTTCTCAAGGCTTATCTATTGCTATACAGGGCTTAGCAAAATCAATAGATCT